AGCAATAAATTCATTATCATAAAATTCTAATGCACTTTTTATTTTTTCAAGATCATGACCATCTATGTTACTTTCATATTTTGCAATTAAATCTTTAAAGCTTTTGGTTTTACATTGATATCTCCAATCATATGTGCTCATATCAATTAAACTTTTCTTAGAAGCAAATATAACATTAGCTTGATCTACATCTCGTATAGTTTTAATGCCATACTCTACGCATACATTTTTAAATTTTACTCTAGGTACACTCACCCCTGGTAAAAAATAGATTTTATCTCCTTTACTAGGATTATATGGTGTTTTAATTAATTCAAAAGAATCAATTATTTTATCATCAAATGCTCCGGTTACAAGATCTATATTAAAAGATGCTTCTTTAAAAGCATTATCATTATTAATGTTAGTATCTTTGTTATGATGTCTTTCTATATCTGATGTTATTTTTAATATTGTCATATTTAAAAAATTAAAAAGGGGAGTATTACCTCCCCTTATGTTTGTATTTAGTTAAAATAATGGGTTTTTAAAAGGGAAATCTTCTATGTTAGATTTACTTTACAGCCATCTTCACCACGTTTTGATTCATCATTAATTGTGAAAATTTATTTTTATTACCGTTAACTATTTCCTTTACCATGTAATATTTCAAATCATCTGTGAATGCTTTACAGTCTGTAGTTAATTTAGCAATTCTATCAATGATTGGTTTACCAACAGATCCTTTATCAGCTAAAGCAAGAGAATAGTTAATAATTCTGGTTGCAATCACACTAGATAAATCAGCACGGAAATCATCTTCTTCACCTACGGCAGAAGTTAAAGCTCCTAAAACATATGCTTCATCTTTAGTTAAGATATCTTCTGGAGAAATAATTTTATCCAACTTATTATTAATAAACATAGTAAACATAGAACTAAAATCTGGGCCTACTGAACCTTCACCAATCATTTGAATTAGAGGTAAATCATCTTCAAACTTAGGGATAGAACTAATAGCATTAAAGAATGTAGTAATAGCTCTTGGATTTATTCTTTGAGTTACCAATTCTGGATTCATCAACATAAAGTTAATACATCTACCATCAATACTTGCTTTCTCGGCCCATTTACCCCATACATCAGAATCATACTTTAACTCAACAGATATGAATCTTGTCTTTTGAGCTACATCTAAACTAGTTACATTATAGTCACCATTATCTGGATTAGTAGTCAAGATAACATGCCAGTTTTTAGGTAATTTCCAAGAAACATATTCTTGTCTATCTAGTATTTCCATGGTTGCTTGCATGAATCTTTGATCTGCACGAGTATAATCATCTAAAATCAAGAAGCCACCTTCTCCTTTACCCTGAATCCATTCAGGAGCAGCATGAGACATTTTCTTTCCTACAACTTTGTATCCTTTTGAACTTGCCGCAGATATTTGAGACTCATTAATCCAAGTAGTTTTACCTTCTGCATTTGCAATTTGAAATTCTTTAACAGGAAAACCTACTAAATCACCTAATTCTTCTAACTGAGATAAATTAAGTTTTACAACTTGCATATTCATTTCTTGTCCTAACTGCATAATAGCGGAAGTTTTACCAAGACCTGCATCACCTTCAATATTAATAGCCACAGGAACTTTTCCTTCAGACTGAATATGTTGATTGTTGCCAACCATGTGTTTAATAAAACCTTTTAATTCTTGTACGTTTAATTGAACTTGACTCATTTTTTTAATTTTTATAATTCTAACTTGATAATTTTGCCTGGAAGGCTTTCATTCATACTTGATTCTTCTGACAAAACCCATAAAATATTACCTCTAGGTTTTACATCTGTATCACATTCTCCATCAGTAAAATATACTAAACTTGTATACTTACTTAAATTAGCATTAAAATACTCTAAGACAGGATCAAATTCTGTTCCTCCTCTGCCTTGTACAGATAATTCATGTTTACCTTTATATGGCTCAATAGATCTAATAGTTGTATCACATTGAATAATAGTAATATCTATCCCACATTTATAAATATGATGCATTTCTGACATAAATTCTTTTAATTCATTATCACTTACAGAACCTGAAGTATCAATGGCCAACAGCATGTGTTGTTTCATTTTTACTTTTAATCCGGGATTTGCATCAAATCTTTTATTTTCTTTTCTTCTGATCTTTTTAGTATACACTTTAGTACTGACTCCTGTAAATCTTCTGATATATCCACGCCAATCAAACTTAGGAGGCTTAATCTCATCAATTATAATTACTCCTTCAATTTCACCGGGAACAGTTCCTCTTTTTTTAACAGTTTGTTCTTTGGCATCAGAAAGTAATTTTTGTACTTGTTTTTCAATAAGCTTTTGCTCAGCTTCACTAAGATCTTCAAACTCATCCCAAGTACTATGGTCAGGCAAAGAATCACCATCACTAGAGTCCATTTGATCACAAAGATTATCAAAAGCTTCAGAACCACTTGTGCCTTTTTGAGTTTTATTATCTTTTGCTTCTTTAAGTTTATCATAGTAATATCTAGCACCTGCTTTTATATCAAGATTAAGTTCAGCATAGTCATCAATCATAATACCTCTGGAAGGAAGTTTCTTACTAATAACAATTAATTCTTCTCTAGTAGCATTATTTTCTTTTGCTTGCTCTAATTCAATTGTAATTGTTTCTTTTAGTTGTTTAAACTCATCTGAAGATAATTCTCCACCTGGAAGCCAGGAAGCATCAATATACTGATTAATTTCCATATCCATGGCAATATTAGCTAATCTTCTATCACTAAACTTAAAAACAGTAGTAAGATGCCCAAAAGCAATATGAAGTAGTTCATGCTTAAGTAAACCTAATCTTTCTAATTCAGTTAAATTTTCCCAGAAATCATCATTTATTATTAATTGATAATTGATACCGTTCTTACTTACACCTGCTGTAGGTATTTTTTTACTCCAAAGTTTATTTAACATAATGAGAAAGAACCCATAATAGGGTTCTTTTAACATTAAATCTTTGGCTGTTTTACTAAGAGTTTGCGCTTTGTCCATTTTTTAATTTTATATTAATTTCAAATTTTTCAGCAGGATAACCCATCTGACCTAGGAAACCCATCATGTTCACACTAAACATTTCCATGAAAAGTTCAATAGATTGATTACTAGCAACATTGCTTGTCATAATTGATAAACATGTACCTGTGCTAAGATCAGAATATTCATGATTTTTATAAGCATCAAACATTGTTTTTAATTCTTTATAGCAACTTGGGCATTGTTCTTTCCAAAAATCTAATTTTTTATTTCCAAACTTGTATAATACAATAAGTTCTCCTTTATAACTTGTAGTTTCTACATTACTAAGAGCTTTAAATGCTAAAACGCTATTTTCTTCATCTTTTGATTGAAACATCTTCAACAAATTTTTTGTTTCTTCTTTATCAAATATCATAACTTATATTTTTAAAGTTTATAATCAATTTTTATTTCTAAAAATAACCATGCATAACTAGCATGTATTCCTTTTAATCTTTTTGGAATTAATTTCCATTCCAATAAATTAATTTTTAATGTTATTTGTTTCATTAGTCTTCTATTTTAGCATTATATAATTCTTCATGATACTCTTTCCACATTACCATAGGTACTCTATAATATGCAGGATCATTTGGAATTGAAACTTCACCTGAATCATAATAATTAAATGCAGCATTATAATCAGGATTTTGTTCAAACCAGATAGCAGATGCTTCTCTAATTTTAGAATACCATTCTTCTTTTCTTTCTTCTGTCATTAGTCTTTAATTTCAAAAGTTTTAATCATAAGTTCTTTGTCAGTTTTAAATAACTCTACAGCTTTTAAAAAGCCAGCTTCATAAGCTTCTTTTACTTCTTCATATCTTTCATATTTAGAAATATGATCTCCTTTTTCCATTTTATGTTTTGAGACAGCATATTCATCTGCTAATCCCCAATAATTAATTATTTTTTCCATTAGTCTTCTATTTTTAAAGTTTTAATTGCCCATTCTTTAGGTTTACCTGATGTTATCATATCAACCCATTCTTTAGCAGTAGGAATGTAATTATTACAATCCTCTTTTACATGTTGTTCTCCAACATATCTAGTGTATACAGTTTTACCCTTTGAATTTACAAATGATGTTCCAAATACTTTCTCACATTCAAATATGCCTTCACTATGGTGTCTAAACATTCTGTGTTTAGAATGACCTATCCAGGCTTTTGTAGCATCAAACCATTCCTCAATATGTATGTACTCTTCCCATGTTCCTCCCCACCGTCTTGCTGCTGATTTAGCATGCTCTATTGGATGTGACATATTTTATTATTTTAAAGTTTTCTGAATAAGATTACCTGAATGATAGTAGTCGTCTGTAATAACTGTACGTATATTGTTTTGTATTTTATAGTGTCCTGAAGGAATAAGTACACTTACATAACCATAACCTCCTTCATTATTCCACCAATCTTCAATATCATCTAAAAGTTCTCCTGTTACAAAATTTTCAAAATCAGAATATAAAGTTGAATCAAGATCTATTAACTTATATCCACCATATCCCCATACATCCAGATTATCTATTGTTTCAAAAGCTTCATCTTCATCTAAACTAAGAATATCTTTAGTGTAAGCCACGGTTTCTATAGCTCCTGAATCTCCACCACCATCATAATGAACTTTAATTCCTGTAATACCAAAATCAGCCAACTGTAATAGAAGGCTTGTCATATCATTTTCTGTCATAATTATTTTGTTTTGTAAAATCTGCCAAGAATATTGGCGTTTAAGTATTCTTCTTTTTCAAGCACATCATGTTTAAACTGATGCTTTACTTCCTGATAAGTCAATTCTGTTGCTGAATAGCAAATCATTAGAATTTCCCTTTTAATTACAATACCTGCTTTGT